GGTCAGGCCCGACACCTTACGAATATCAGTCAAGGAGCCTGAATACTCAAAGTTCTTCTGTATGACACCCGTCAACATTGACTTGACATAATTAAAAGCCTGGAACAGCCCCACATACGCCGTCAAGTTCTTCAGCGCAGTGTTCCACGCGCCGCCTTGCTTTTTGGCGGAAACAGTTACTTCGTCTATTTTTTTGCGGAGGTTTTCAAGGTCTTTATGTTTTTCGGCAAACTCTTTTGTGCCAGTCTCAACCTTTTCAAGTTCGGCTTCGAGTTGTTTGTAGGCCTGCTTCAGTTCAGAGATAGAAGCCTTGCCGTTCTTGCTCCGGGCGATGACATCGTTCACATCCACAATATCGTCCTCCACCTGCTTTATTTCGCGGTCGAGGTCTTGCAGTTGTTTCTTAATTTTCTTGGCTTCATCAGATGAAGGAGCAAGACCGTCAAGTTGCTTTTTCAGTTCGGCGGAAGCGTCGCGTAGTTCGGAAAGCGAAGCGGACTTCATGTTATTGAGCACATCGTCGAGTTTGTCAGCCGACATGGTAGCCTTCTCTGTGTCGCCATTGAGAGCCTTCATGCGCTCGTCTATCAAACCGAGAGCTTCTTGTATCTCCTTAATCTTGGCAGTGTCAGCCACGGGCGTAACATCAAGTTGCTTTTGCAGAAAGTCTTTCGACCATTGCAAATCCTGCCGGGTTACATCGTGGGTGGTGCCATCCTGGAATTGCATCTGGTCGTTACGGGCAATAGACTGCGCCGCTGCCTCATTACGAACATAAGGAGCATTAGCGGCGACATCCGCCATACGGTTCTTAACCTCCATAAGTTTTGCAGCCACATCGCTCCATTCCTGCGAATAAGGAGTAAGTTCCGCCTTTGCCTTTTGCAGTGAGTCTATCATTTCTTTCAGACTTTGCTCCGACTGGTCACTAAGGGTCTGCATACGGCTGTTCACGTCGTTCATCGACAAGCCCGCCTTTGCCTCCTTAACCTTACCCGTCAGTTTGCCCAGTTCCGCTTCCGCCTTCTCTATATCCGCAGCATAAGCGTTCCACTGCGTGCCACCTACATTAACGGTAGACTGAAGGAGCTTGAGCGCATTGATAGCCTCGCGTACTTCCTGTTCCGTATGGCTGCCAATATCGCCAAGAATACCCTTTGCTTCGCCCTCCGACATCTGCTGCTTCACTTCCTTGGTCTTACCGGCAAGTTTGTCAAGTTCCGCTTCGGCTTTCTTTATCTCGTCAGCCAGTTGTTTCCATTCCGTGCCACCCATTGCCGCCTGACTCTGTGCCTGCTTGAGTGTATTGATGGAAGTCTGTATTTCAGAAGAAGAATAGTTGCCGAGGTTGCCCGACGAAAGCATCTGGCGCGACGATGCCACCTGCTGCTTGAACTGCGCCTGCTTGCGTGCCGTTGCCTCTGCTGCGATGGAAGCATTACGTCGGTCCTGCTCGGCAGTGAGCTTCTGCATTACCTGTTCCTGATCCTTGTATTCCTTGGTGCCACGACGGATAGAAACCATCAATTCCTGCTGCTGACTGATAGCCTTGCTAAGCCACTGGTCGCTCTGCGTACCAATGGAAGCCAGACCCTCACGGATTTTCACATACTTGCCTTCGAGCAAGCGTACCTGGTCGCCTGCGATTTTCATCAACTCACGGATAGAGTTAGCCTGTTCAAGTTCCGCCGAACTCAAACCCTCTATCTGTTTCTTGCCGTCGCCAAGAGCCTTGCGCAGGTTTTTCAGCGATGTGGTAGCAAGATTATTCACGGCCGATTGAAGTCGCTGTGTGGCTTCAATATCCTTTACTTGGGCAGAAGCGAGAAGGTCGTACTGCCCTTTCAACGTCTTGAATGTAGCGGAAAGATTTTTGTAAGCATCGTCTTTAGGCGACATGCCGTTCATCTTCTGCTGCACGTCCTCCATTGCCTGCTTAATCTTTTCTGCTGCACTATGTATCTGGTTCAACACCTCAATAGGTTGTTTGCCGTTGAGCGTGATGATAGCCTCTGTTGTTTGTTTTGCCATATCAAAAATAATGTTGAAATAGAAAAGAAATAGAAATTAGTCTGCGCTTGTTTCAAGAGCATTCATTATCTGGAGTAAACCTTGATAGCCATAGTAGTCGGCAAGATGATTCTCGTAGCGCATTTTCAGTCGGCGCACGGTTCGCATGATGGCTGGACGGTGTGATTTACCTTTCCGTCTGTCCCACTTGCTGATATAGCGCGACTTAAACTTGGCTCGTTTCGCTCGGTCCACCTTGTCGGCAGTGATGTGTGCATCCGGGTCGTCGGGCCTACCCGTCAAACCCACACCAATATCCACATACCGCAGATAGTCATTATAGCGAATACCCACCATAAGGTCGCCTGTCTTTTCGTCTGCCTTGTACACCGTACCCTCAAACGACTTGGCACCCTCGCCGGTAGAGAACCACATACCATGTTTTTTACGGTATTCGTTCACCTTTTCGTAGCCTCGGTACACCTCCGTAGGATATACCTTTTGCGTCATCATGTTCACCTCAATGTCGGTGATGGCTTGCTTCAGATATACGCCAGCCACATCGCGCAACGGTGCCCAAGGGTCTTTTATGGGTTTAGTTCTTATTGGCATAGTGTGCTATTCGTTATCGGTTGGGGGTTCGGGGATGTTGTACTTGCTATTTACGAGGCAGTCAAAGTTATAGAGAGGCTTGATGCTCGTCCAATAGCAATCTGCCAACAGCCATTGCGGACCACGGAAGAAGGGGTTTACTCCGTAGGCAAACGACTCGGCATCGATAGCAGACAGTTCCATAGCCAACTGCGGTTCACTCCGAAACGACACGCCCGTCACCGGACATACCTGCGTCTTGCGCAAGCGTATCATGTAGGATATAAAGTCCTCGCACATAGCCATCAGTTCGTCGGCCGCCAACTGCTGTTTCAGTCCGTCGTGCCTACCGAGTTTGTTGGCTGCGTCCTTTACCTTTACGAGGAAGCATACCTGATGTGTCACCTCTGCGGTCTTGTTTGACTTCAATTCGCCCGACGATACCACACGGTGCAGCATACAAGGAGAATGGATGATGTTGGCATTGCGGCTAAAGATATTTTCCTCGTCAAGGTCGAGTATGCGGAAGAACGACTGTTCAGCCAGCGTGCCTTCGGGTTTATGCGACAAGGGCTTGTAGATGGTGGCCCAGTGTTCGAGAATATTGCTAATTGTCATAGTCTGCTAAGTTTTATAGTTGTTTCAAGTCTACGGATTACACGGATATAACAGATATTTTATCCGTAAAATCAGTGTTATCTGTAGAAAGAAATACCGTTTTAATCATCTTCATTCGTGTCATTCGTGTCATTTGTTGTCGCGTCCTTCTCTATCTCTTTCTCCTCCTCAATAAGTTCTTTGAGTTTGATGTTGAAGTGTCGCTCGGTCTTGTCTGCCACTATCTTCTGCATCACCCGTGCCCACGCTGCACCATTGCAGGTGCTTTCGTTTTCGAGGATGCTCACGAACTGCACGGAGCAATAGATTACCGCCAGATAGTTGGCAAGGTGGAGTTCACCCATGTGCGCCAATAGGTCGTTATCGATGATGACGGCAAGGAAGATAGCCATTATCAGGACGGAGAAGTCCTGCACCATCTTTGCCATCTTTTTACTTCGTAGTTTGCCGTCCATCTTGCACTTGGGGTTGCGCTTGATAGCCTCTCGGTAGCGCGTGTAGATGCGCCGGTTGCACCGCCAGGCAGTGTAGCAGTCGAGGATGAGTGCGAAGAAACATACCGCGATGTAGTTGAGTGACGGTTCGATGTAGCACCATAGCACGCCGATGAGTCCGGCTATGATGCGCGTGATTGTGGGAGCTGCTGTTTGCATAGTTGTGTTGTGTTTTGTTTTTGTGTTGTGTTATCCTGTTAAATATACGCCAAAGGTAAGGTTTATTGTTCGCAGGATAAGGACATCAGATAGGGACGTGGGGTACGGGGCATGTCCGTATGGGGGAGGAGGGAATAAGTAACTTTGCTTGCAGAAACATCAAAGAAAAGGAAGAAAAGGACATCGGGACAAACGGGAAACATAAAATCTGTTTTATCTGTTTCATCTGATGTTACTATAAAATCCGTTCATTCCGTTTACTCCGATGTTGATTAGAAAAACATCAGACGTAACAGATGAAACAGATGTTTGATTGCGGAAACAACATAAAACACAAGCAGATATATGAGTCAGATAACCCAAGGCACTCTCCAGCGCATAGACAAGTGGCTGTCGTGCGGCACGTCGATAGAGACTGCTTTCCCGAAGTTGGAGCAGCGATACCGTATGCAGATATGTGCCGAGTTTTACAAACGATGGGTGCAAAACAAGGACATTGACCCTCGCACCACTTGCCGCAACATTGCCCGACGCGACTATGAGTTGTTTTTTAACCAAGCCTCACAGGGCAATAAGGATGCGCAGGCCATGATGCTCGCCCTGCACATCACGCTCGACGATGAGGGCAATATCCGTCCGCGTACCGTTACGGAACTGAACAATGATGTGGCGGTGTGCAATCACCTGATACGCTTCTTCATGACCGACGAGTCGCCGCGCCACAAGGCGATGTATCTTTCTTCTGCCGAGTGGCTGATACGCACGGGGAAACAACAAAATAACGATAGAGCTGTGGATAAAGGTATGCAGGCGTTGGCCAACGTGTATGGCAACTTCCTGGAGGAGAAGGACGCTACGGACGAGATGCCGGACATGAGCCGCATTGCCATCACGCAGGATGTGTCGATTGTGAAGCGCGACCGCGTGAACTACACCGACGAGTACAAGGCGAAGATGGCTCGCAAGTATGGTCTTACGCAGAAGGACTTGCAGGATATGGATGACGACGCACTCTTCTCGCAGGACAGCAAGGAGGATGAGCCGGACTATTTCGAGTATATGGAAAACGAAACTAACGAAAATGAAGAAGAGAAGTCAATGCCCCACCCCACCGCAGACGAAGAGTAACAACCGCCGCTACCGCAACAAGCGTCCGCCGTTCCGTCCCGACCCTGAACACTGGACGCGCAAGAGTTCGCACGGGTGGAAGGCGAAGGTGAGCTACGAGACGGAGGATGATGCCTGGGAATGGCTCAACCAGCAGCCAAGGCTCCGGGCGCAAGGGTATAAGGTGTATAGGTGCAGGGTGTGCCAGAAATGGCACATCGGACATACGAAAGACGACGAATAATATAAGGAACAACAAATGACACGAACATCACGAACAAAAACGACAACATCGGAATAAACTAAATAAACGGAAAGAATGATACAAAACTTCCGTCACCTCCGTCAATTCCGATTTTCCAAAAACATTCGTGTCATTCGTGATATTTGTTGTTGAAAGACAATAACTAAAAACAAAAAAGATATGAAGTACGGATTACCCTACAAGGGAAGTAAAAACAAGTTGGCAGAGCGCATAGTGCGCCTCCTGCCCAAGCGCACAAACCTCGTGGATTTGTTTTGCGGAGGTTGTGCCGTGAGCCATGCCGCGCTGGTGATGGGCAAGTATGAGCACATCCACATCAACGACCTTAACTGGATGGCTCCTACGCTGTTTATCGACGCGCTTAACGGCAAGTACAACAACGACACGCGATGGATAAGTCGTGAGGATTTTTTCCGCTTGCGCGACACCGACCCGTATGTGGCGGTAGTGTGGTCGTTTGGCAATAACTTGCGCGACTATCTCTATTCGCAGGAGATAGAGCCGCTGAAGAAGGCTATACACTATGCCATCTTCTTCTCCGACTATTCGCTTGGCAAGGCGTTAGGCCATGACCTGTCGTTCATAGACCCTATCAAGGATGTGCAGCGCAGATATGTTGCCGTGAAGCGGTATTTCAGCCAGTATGGGCATTTCCAGCAGCAATCTATTGGGGGAAGGGCACGATGCAAGTCGAACACTATGCTCGGACAGCAAGACTCAACTCTATTCGGGGGGGGGCAAAGTACAGCTCCAGTCATGGTGCATGGGCGGACAGAGACTCCGCGACTTCAGAGTGCCGAAGCAGTATGCCGGCTCAACACCAACCTCCAGTCATTCGGGGGGGGGCAAGCGCGTCAGTCAGATTGGAAGCGACAGAAAGAAGGCTCAATATCTCTCGGAATATCACCCTCTCGAAAGGTCAATGGGGGGGGTGCTCAACCGACAAAACAAGCGGCCCTCGGAACTGCAACACACGGAATGTATCAACCGGGTGTCTGCAATCAAAAAAAAAAATATGCAAGCGACCTTGGGAAGCCGAGCACCGAGAGCGAGCCAACAGCATTGCACAGGCTTCAGTATCGGGAGCGTCAGCACAGTCTGCCAACCATCAGGGGGGCAGAATTTGCCCATCACAAGCAGTGTGCTTGACTATGCCGAGGTGGAGATACCCAAGGACAGCGTGATATATTGCGACATTCCCTACGAGGGAACAAACGTATATAACGGTGCAGAGCATTTCGACTATGAGCGTTTCTACGAATGGGCGGAGCGGCAGACTGAGCCGGTCTTCATATCTTCCTACCAGATGCCGCCAGACCGCTTCGACTGCATACAGGAATGGTCGCATCGCTCCACACTCAACGACCGTGTGAACAATGCCGTAACGGAGCGCATCTTTGTGCCACGGCACCAGGCGGAACGAGGGAACATCGTGAAGCAACTGTCGCTGGATTTGTTCAGCGAATAATATAAGGAACAACAAATGACACGAATATCACGAACAAAAACGACAACATCGGAAGAAACTGAAGAAACGGAAAGTTATCAACATCGGAAAAACTGAATAAACGAAAAGTTATAAACATCGGAAGAAACTGAAGAAACGGAAAGCATGATAAAAACTTCCGTCAATTCCGTCAATTCCGATGTTCTAAAATCATTCGTGCCATTCGTGATATTTGTTGTTCCACTACATAAACACAAAACATTTAGATGACTATGCAACAACCCCATCAAATCTACCTCACGCGCTTTCAGCAGCAGTCCCTGTACATGTGTGCCAAGGACGAGCGCGACATTGCGGCCCGTCGTGTGGGCAAGACCGACGGACTGGTGGCTCCGTATGTGTGGATGTGTTCCAACTCCATGCCGGGTATGCTGGGCGCATGGCTGGCTGTGAGCCGTCAGCAGGGATATAGCAAGACCATACCGGGCACGATGGCTGCCATGGAGCGTATGTTTGGCTTTACCATCGGCATACACATGGGTTGGGGGCGACCGCCTAAACATGCCCGGCCGAGCATCTTCAAGCCCAAGAACTACGATAATATCATTTGGTTTGCCAACGGCGCACAATGGGCGATGATTTCGCTGGCGCAAACTGCCTCTGCCAACTCCTACACCTTCTCGGCTGCCGTGGGCGACGAGTGCCGTTTCTTCCCCAAGAAGAAGATTGACGAGGAGTTTACGCCTGCCCTTTCGGGTCAGACCCACCCCACGGGCGACATCAATTTTACCGACTACAATCCGCTCTACAAATCCACCCGCTACGTCAGCGATGCCTCGCTCACAGCCAAGGGCAGTTGGCTGGAGAAAGAGGAAGAGAAGCTCGACCTTGAGATAGAGGCAGGGCAATTCAAGGGCAAGACCTACCGATGGGTGCAGGAGCAGTTGGAGGACTATGCCGACAAGGTGATACGCTACAACGACCTGCTCTACAATGCCAAGAAATCGGGACACTCGGTGCATGTGGTTCCGGCTGATGTGCGGACGATGATACGCGCCATTGCACTGAAGATGATGAAGCACGAGGGGCAGTTCAAGATAATGCCCAACCACGGACTGCACGTTACGAAGGCGATGGTGCAGATGGCCGTAACGTACAAGTTGGTGGCACAGGAGGATGCCGAACTCATCTACGACCACGAATACTTGCTCACGCCTGAAGAGGACTTTGAGATGCAGATGTTCCTGCGCTCAAAGAAGTTTCAGACGGGCTATCTGCGTGAGCTTCGCCGCTCTGCCTTTGTGGTGCGCCGGGCCAGTACATTAGAGAATATCGACATTCTTGGTGAGGACTATATCCGCCAGATGAAGCGCGACCTGCCTGCCTACACTTTCGCCGTGTCAATTTTGAACATCAAAATCAAGAAGTCAAACGACGGTTTCTACTCCAACCTCGACATTGATCATGTCCACGGCTACATTCCAGATACGATAGACCCACTCTCGCAGGCTACCTTTCGCACACAGAAGGCTACGGGCATCATCGACGGCAAGAAGATTACATCGGAGTCGTACCAGCCCGACCTCAAGGAGCTGTCCGAGCGCAACGACTGCCGATTGGATGCCGACTGCGACCCGTCGCTGCCTCTCTACATTGCGCTCGACTACAATGCCAACATCAACACCTTGGTGGTTGGACAGATGTATGAGCGCGACGGTGTGATGGCAGTGAACGTGATAAAGTCGTTCTATGTGAAGAACGAGCGCAAACTGCGTGAGCTTATCCAGGACTTTTCCAACTACTATGCACCGAAGCGTGCCGTCAACCGCGACGTGACTTACTTCTACGATGCCACGGCCAAGCAGGGTGCATCGTATGCCACCACGGACGAAAGGTTCTACACGACCGTGACGCGCGAACTGCAACGCTACGGATGGAACGTGCAGGGTGTGGACATGGGTGTGCCGGAGAAGCATGTGGTGAAGCACAAGATTATCAACGAGGCTCTTGCGGGCATCACCTACCCTGCCATCCGCATCAACCAGCCGAACAATCCCGACCTTATCATCGCCATGCAGCTCTGCGAGGTGAAGATGGACTACAGCGGTTTTCACAAAGACAAATCGCAAGAGAAGAAGCCGGAAGCCGAAGACAACCTGCCTCTCCAGCAGCGCACCGACTTTACCGATGCTTTCGACACGCTCTACCTCGGACTGAAATTGTTCCGCGGACGGATGCGCTGGGCGTTCATGCCAAGTGGAAGATGATGGGGAAACTACAGATAGCACCGACAACACGGATATTATCTGTAAAATCTGCGCTATCTGTAGTTAAAACAACGAATAACACGAATAGCACGAATGTTTCTGTTGAACATCGAAAAGAACGAAACAAAACGAAAATGTTTTCTGTCATCGAATGACACGAACCTTTCCGTTTGTTCCGTTTCTTCCGATGTTGAGAACCATTCGTTTCATTAGATTCATTCGATGACAAAAAAAGAGGAGCGCGTCATCACGACGAACTCCTCTCTCCCATTAACCTTACGGTTTATGGCAAAAGTAAAATTCTCACCTATGTGTTATTCATCCTAAAATATCTTCGTTACTATTCTACTTGCAGCATACCTTTATGCTCTTGCAGATAGCGTCGGTAGCCACTTGTCTGTCCTCGCCATTCTCCACACACGCTTCCACCACACGGGAAGCCACCAGACCGATAACAGTGGCATAGTCTACAGGCTTCATTGGCCCGTCCTTTTGCAGGACATACAATATCTCGTTGGCCTTTTCGAGATAAGGTTTTACGTCTTTGTTCATCATTTTACTCTATAAATCCAATTACCAATTACCCCAAAAAAAGATGTGCAGTGGTTGAGTTTTCCTTCTTGTCATACGTCTGCACCAGTACCCGTTGATTACGTTTCACGGCGACTGCATCATGTGAGCCGGACTACGATCCCTTGGCCTTCGGGACAATTCCTTTCTACGGCTGTCAGAAAATATCTGTTCCATCTGTTTCATCCGATGTTTTTTTGTTTAACATCAGATGTCGCAGATAAAACAGATGTTTCCACTTTGCGGCTTATCCGTCAAGTCCCGGATTGGTGGTAGAGCCGCCCGACGACGAACCGCCACCCTGCGATGGCTTGTCGGTGTCAGCAGAGGGCTCGTCGCCCTCACCGTCCTTGGTCCATGATGTCTTGGCAGTAGCCACGGCAGCGTGTACCTCCTGGCTGGGATAGAAAGCCACACCAATCTTGTGCTCCACGGCCGACTGCTCATCGGCGGTCTTTGTCCATGCGCCCGAGCAGGTGAAGCCGATGTTGCCGATACCCTTCAGCTCTACGGTCTTGCCATTGGTCAGAGCCTCACGGATAGCATCAAGAGCCAAATCGAATGCCATGCGAAGCTCTGCCTTGTGCATGGTGGTGTTCTTACTTGCAGACTCGATGATGGTGTCCATGTCTGCCTTACCGTTGGACTTGACGGTGGTTCTGTAACCCATCTTCTTGGTAGAAGGGTTGATAGCTTTCGATTTAGAAAGCTTTAAAGTTAGTTTACTCATAATGAAAATCTGTTTTTAATGAGTCAAACATATATGGTACCTACCCAAGCAAGAAGCACTCCGATACCCAAGGCATAGAAATACCTATTCCTATGAGATAGGAATACCTATTCCTATGTAGGAGGAATAGTAGTTCCTATCACGAGGGTATCGGGATGGTCTGTTTATCGGATACCTATTGCAAAGATACAAAAAGTATTTTTATCGGTGTGGACAAACCCTGTCGCTCACTATATTGAAATCTTTTTCGTTATCTGCGGAAACGATTCCTTTAGTTTACTAAGGGGAGAACTTTCATCGTGCCCCATAGACACGTTTCTTCTCGCCTCCATCTGCTGGATGATGTTCTCGATGGTCTTGCCTGGATAGTCCTTGGCTACCTCTCGAAGAATGGCGAGCTGCTTGGTGAACAGCATTGCGTTTATTACATTATTCATTGTTGGCTTTGTTTT